CTCTTTCCACTTGTCCTCTGGTACCGTCCCCAGTTGATTAGACGCAAACTGCTGAGCCATTTGAGCACACCAGTAGTCCCAGGTCATGTTGCGAGGATCGTATGTAGTAGACATTATGGGTTACCCGTTGAGCGCTCATCGCCCATATCAACGCTCATAATGCAATTACCCAACTGATAATCGCCACCAAAATCGTTGCTTGTGATCCTGAGCCTCATCTCACGACGTTGCTCTTTCATGTCAATCTTGAGAGTTGATTTGGTAAAGTTATAAGGTGCAGACGCAACATCTACGTCATCAGCATACCCCTTACCCAAAACCGTCAGAGACATTTGACCAGACTGCACAAAATCAGGCTCAAACCGCTCAAGTCTGATCCACTTATTATCGTTGATCAGTTGCTGTTGCCCAAGTCCTCCGCTCACCCAACCAAGGGACGGCGTCTCAAAATATGAGTTGATAGCGTCAACAGTCGTCAAATAAATCTGGTCCTTACCCGTCTCGTGTTGCCAAAGCGTATAAAACTGAGACATGGTCACGCCAATTGTTAACCCTGTACCCGTTGAAGGAGATCTGGCATTAGTGCTTAAAGTACCGCTTAAAGCTGTTTGATAAGAGCCGCCATTAGCTATCGTAAGACCCGTAACGACCCCGCCAGATACCGTGGACACGGTAAATACAGCAGGACTACCAACACCTCCTAAAACAGTCACCACATCGCCAACAGCGTAACTTGTTCCACCGCTCACAATGCTGACCGCTGTAACCTGGTATCCAGTGGCTGTGTTTTGTGCCCAAATGGGGTATCTAAACACCTCAGAGAACACGCCTGCTGACCTTTGAGCGCCTAAAGCCTGCCCTGCGTCGTACCAAGTCTGTTCACGCACATTGTAGATAATGGCGTCCGTACATTCGGTTGCTGATCCCCTTGGATAGAACCACCATATCTCACCCCAACGAGTAACTTTTGTAGCCCAAACCTTCTGACGTTGGTCGGTATTGATGTTGTCAAAGAAGTAGTTTTGGTTAACGGTATTGGGTATTTCCTGGACCACACCGTTGTAATAAAAGAACCGATCCACACCGACCCAATAATAAATACCGTCATACTCCACAACAGAGTTGGACGACATAATGGTGGTTGAGGTGGAGATAATGTCATACCGCCAGTACAGCGTAGAAGTGCCTACAGTCTGCGGAGAATAAGTCACCCTGGTCAACTGATCCAAAGACCAAAAAAGACCCGCAGGCGACGTTGTACCGCCCCGTAGAGGCATTCCTTTGACTACTTTTGTTCCAGATACGTTGTTGGCATTGGAATCGCTTGATACCCAATTGGTAAAGTCCCCCGCCGCACAGTTTTGGATGAGTCCGTTGTTGCCATAAACAAACAGATACGGGTAGAGCATACATGCCCCACCACTTACCGATATGTTGTTGCTAAAAGTAAAAGTAACTGGAGATGTGCCTGTAATGGCGTTGTTAACAGTGACTGTGGTCGTACCAGAGGCTACCGTTACAGCCGTTACAACTGTACCCGCAGACACCCCAGTACCAGTTACTGTCTGATTGACGCCTATCCTATAGTTACTTGAGGAAATAACAATAGTCGTATTGGTTGGCGTGCCAGGCGTACCAGTAACTGAGAACACACCAACCTGACTAAGCGCGGAGTAAGGAAAAGTACCACCTAAAACTGGCGTGTTGGTTGTATTATCAATGTTGGTTAGATTCAGACCTGGATGGGCAATCAGATTTAAAGCGCCACTACCATTTGGATCATATCCAATATCAAACTGCCAAAGATTATTGGCATCAGCAGTAAAGTTGTTTAGCGTAATGGATGTTGGACCAAAACCCACGCCATCATCATTATCTGTTTGCCAAGCTTGAAGGGTGCTTTGACCGCCTGAGTAAACATAGTTCAAGCCATTTTGAGACTGCATGACCATGCCACGGCTAATCTCTGGCGCGTTTAAAAATATTGCTTTGTAGCCGCCCATCTTTCTGGGTAAAGCGCGTTGAAAACGAACCCACTGACCATCCACAAATAGTGGAGAGGCAAGCTGAGTCCCGTCTCGCTGAATACCAGACTTAATGGCTAAAAGTGCTACCTTTAAGGTCAAAACGCACCTCCAACAATACCAACACTAGCCTGAATACCAGATGTAGTCAGCAACATGCTAAGTGTTCCACCTAAAGTAAATCCAATTTGATTTGATGCAGGCAAGTACATACCAGTCGTCAAATTACCCGAAAAGGTTATGGATGGTGCTCCAACAGATCCTACGGGGAAAGCAGTTGTAGTTACCGATCCACTGGTCACACTGTTGGCGTTATAGACGTTTGTACCGTCGCAAATCGCCATAACCGTTGTGCCTTGGTTAACGAAAATTGTTGATCCACCAGATACAGATGTCTTAAAAGTTAATGTATATGATCCAGTTGTATTATTGGTAAACGAATAAAGTTGAACAGTACTTGGAACTACAACAATCGTATTTGCTGTCAATACGCCCGTATATTCCTGAATCGTATTTGCACCCTGTGTTGAGGATAAAGTGTAGGTATACGGGCTACTCAAACCTGTCAGTGATACAGCAAGTTGGGTATATGCAAAACTATTGGAGCGTCCATATCCAAAGGTGTCGTATCCAGTAGATCCGTTAGACACAATGACCAAAGACTCACCCAATTGAAGCTGTTGAGTAGAATTTCCGTCAATTGTGTCTGTTCCACTAGGATTTAGCGTCAATATTCCAGTGCCGTTATTCTTAAAAATAACGAACCAATTATTGCCCACCACAGATGCGCTTGGTAGAGTAATAGATCCTACGCCAGAACTCCAGACAAAGAAACTAGCCCTACTTTGAGCGCTTAGTGTTGGTGCAGAATAAAGCAGTGTGACGGGGTATGCGGCGTTAAGAGTAGCTCCAATCGGCGTTAAACCGTAGCCTGCAAGCGTAGAGGCATTAGCCGCAGATGTACCCACACCCATTGCAATACTTGACCATGTACCCGCCGCAGAAGTGTTATTGGTGACGTAAAGGTAATAGCAGTTAACGGTTGCTGTAGTGGGCGCTACTGGTATTGAAACGACCGTTGTACCGCCGTTATCAGTGACATTAATTGCATACTGACCAGATGTACCGACGTTGCGAATAATAACTGCCTGTCCAACCGATACTTGGGAAGCAGGCGGTAGCGCAACAGATAGACCTGAGACAGTGGCTGTAATCTCGGTAATGTTGGCGGCTACGTTAGTGGAGCTTGTGCCGTTGATGGGCCAGTTTAATGTGGTGTTGGCGCTTATGGTCAGCGACTCATATGCAACCTGCGAAGGAGATATGGTCTGACCTGTAAATGGATTGGTATATGCTGTCATTATGAATCCCTGGCAATGGTTTGACGATCACCAGTGCGTAGATCGTCTTCTTTCTTCAATGTGGCTAGAGCTTTGTCAAACATAGACTGCCAAGTCGGTATCCTTGCATCGTTCTTTAAGAACGGGGTCATCTGTAGCAAAGTACCAAAAAGCATGGCATTGGGAGCGTTTTGAGTCAGCCAGTTTGTTTGGTTGGTGCTTGATAGAGGTTGAATGCGCTCATAGAACAATACTTCAAACTGATAGGCTTGGTCTGGTGTGGGAGCTAAATACCAGTGGTCGTAATCGTAATCAGCGTAATAGACTGGGGCGGCTGTATTGGTATTGTTGGGCCAATAACTGGTCAAATATTCGTATTTTCGCAAGTAAATGGGCTGTTTTGCGCCCGTTGCATCAATGTATTTAAGTGATACTGTTTTTCGCCAACGTGCAGGCTTGGCAATAACTGGATTGCCTATAGTCATCGTTGATTGAGCAACATTTAATTGACCTAAAGTCTTGATTTCCTGAGCTATTTCATATTCACAAAGGGATATGGATACAGGAACTTGATTAACAACGGCTGTGTCATTCCTTTCTAAGTACTGATAAATGGTACTTACAAGGTTATCATACGTCATTGTCCAACTGGCGGTTGGAGTTATGGATGAAATGGTCATTAAGCCCCCTAATATACGCCTATTTTAGATAGTATCGGGGCAAATGTCACC